ACGCTCTGCACGTACGACGTGATGTCCGTGAACGTCGACGGGTTTGCCCCGTCCGCGGTTGCGAGTTCCACGGTGTACGTTGCGGTGACCATCAGGCGAACCCGAGGTTCGAACCGACGAGGTTCTGTCGCTTGAGGTACGACCACGTCGTGCGGGCGATCACCTGTCCGTCAAGTTGGATGATGATCGGCCGGTTGTCGTTGCCTCCGCCGGACAGCATGCGCCCGGTGTCGCTTGCGCTGAACACGTCAGCGCCACCAGGCATCCGCACGAGTTCGGGTCCGCGTTCGCCAACGAGTGACATGCCACCCGGCACGGACCGTCCGCCAGCCGCGAAGACCTGACCACCCATGCGCTGCCGTCCGCGTGCGATGTCATTCCCGGCGTCATCAATCGTCTGGACGACACCGCCCGCCACGCTGGTGAGCGCGTCGGCAAGCACGCTTGACACGCCGTTGTCTGCGCCACCACCGCCGACCGACGCCACCGCCGCAGCCGCTGCCACCGCTGCGGCATGCAATGCGCCGATGCGCCCTTGCACGCCTTGGATGTACGTGTCGATGGATGCGCGCGCCCCGTCCGTCAACGGACCGACCTTGTCAAAGAACTTCGCCTTGAGTGCCGCGATGCGCTCGTCGGCCGACGCGCCGATCTTCTCCAGTTCCAACTTGGCGTCGGCTGCGATCTGCGCCTGCTTTTCCACGAGCGCGTCGTTGATGCCGGTGATGCGCGCATCCCGCTCGACCCCGATGCGCGTGATCTGCTTGGTCAGGTTCTCGTTGTCGATGCCGTCGTTGAACGATTGCAACGCAATCGCCTGCGCCTGGCGGAACCGACGGTCATCCTCCGCACGCGCGCGCTTGCGGATCGTGTCGGCGTCCTCGGCGTTGCGCCGTGCAGTCAGATCCGACGTCGCGACCTCGAACCGATCAGTGACCGCCTTGCGTTCAACGTCCGTCTTTGCCTTGGCAAGGTCCGCAGACATCTTGACCGCGCGATCCGCATCCTCGCGTGCGCGCTTGTCGATCAGGTCCGAGGCTTCCTGCGCCGCCTTGCGTTCGTCGGCCTGTGCGGTCTGCCCCGCGCCGAACTCCGCGCGCCGTCCGCGCAACTCGCGTGACGCGTCAAGGTTCCCGCTCGCCGATGCAATCTGGTCGGTGGCACGTTGTGAGACCTCGGCAATGGCGGATGCGGCGGCCTGTATCGCCTCGTTGATCCGCGTGCCGGTGCGTTCGCCCACGCCGTCAAGCGCACTTGCGGTGCTGGCCTCGATGGTCGCCAACCCGGACATGAGATCTTGCGCGGCTTGGTAGTTCGTGGCGTTCTGACGTTCGGCAATTGCCAACTGATCTTCAGCGCCACGCTGGCGGATCTCCGTCAGCCGATCTTCATGGTCAACCGCCAGACCCTCGGACTTGCGCTGGTAAGAGGTCTCCTCATCAGCGATGCGGTCAAGGATTGCCTTGCGTTGTGCAGGTTTCGCGGCTGCAAGATCCGCGGTCAGGTCCGCGATCTTGACGTTGTGGTCGGCCTCGGCGTCCAGCACGCGCTTGTGGTGTTCGGCCTGCGCGCCTTCGATTGACGCCATCATCCTGCCGGTTGCCTGCTCGCTGGCGGACAGGACCACCGGCACGGTCGCGCCGATGGCGGATGCCAGGTCCATGACCGCCGACTCGACGGTTGACGTGCCGTCAAGGATGCCTCCCGCCAAGCCGTTGGTGAGTTCCTCGCCGATCTCGGCAAACACCGTGGATGGCGACGCAATGCCGAGCGCCTCCTTTGCGGTGCGGATGATGCCGAGCGCCATGTTCGTGACGGCCTGCGCCAGCGCGTTGTTGAATTGCCCGATGCCTTGGATCAGTCCCAAAAGCAACTGCTTGCCAAGTTCGAGCGCCTTTGCGCCGATCTCGGACGGCGTGCCTGAAAACACTTCGACCAACGCCTTGATGGCTTTCGATGCAAACTCCATCGCCTCGACGACGACGGCGCGCACGACGGTGAACGCCGCACCGACCACCTCGCGGAACGTCTCGGAGTTCTGGTAGGCAAGCACCAACCCGCCTGCGAGCAGCGCCAACCCGATGACGACAAGTCCGATCGGGTTGAGGGACAGCACGAGATTGATCGCGCTCATGACGCCCGCGAACGCGATCCCGATGCCGGACGCTACCGTCGTGACCGCCGACCACGCGGCCTGCGCCGTGGTCACGATGCCCAACCCGATTGCGTACGCGTTCGTCGCCAGCGTGGTTGCGATCAGCGCCAGTTTCCACGTGACGAATGACACCACGAGGATGTCTGCCACCAGGCGCAACGCCTCGCCTGCCGGTGTCGCCGACATGAACATGTCGGTGATCTCACGCACGGCCTGCGCCCCGGCCTTTGCAGCCAGTCCGATGTCGGTCAGCGTCAATCCGACCGGACGGCCCTTCTCGGTTGCCTCGCCAAACCGTGCCAGCAGGTTGTTGGCGATGAACCCGACCAAGTCGGCAAGCGCGTCGTAGAGCACGCCGCCCGCCACGCGCACGTCCGATAGCAGGTCGACAAACCCGTGGAAGATGGATTGCGCGGTCGTGCCGAACACCTCGCCGATCCGCAGTTCCAGCGCGGTGATCGTCGCCGTAAACACGTCGACGCCTTCGGCCTCGCCGATGTTGCGGACTGTCCGGATGAACGTCAGGATTTCCCCTGCGACGTCCTGAAACACGACGCCGATGGCACCGAGTGGCGACTTGAGTGCCTCGAATGCGGCCGGTGCCTCGCTTGTGAACACGTTCAGCAGCCGGTTGACCGTCGGCAGGAAGATGCCACCCACCTCGGCCTGCAGGTTCGCAAACCCGGCCTGCATGCGCTTCTGTGCACCGGCGAAGTCCGTCGCCGTGTCCGCGAAGTTTCCCTGCGACGTCGCTGCACCTTCGAGGATCAGCGAATAGCGCGCCAGCGCCTTGTCGCCTTCGGTCAGTTCCTTGGCTGACGCCTTGTGCGTCTCGGCTAGCGCGCGCTCCTCGACCGCTGCGGCTGACAACAGGATGCCGAGGCTGCGCAACGGTTCGGCTTCGCCGATCAGTCCTGCGCGCAGTTTCTCAAGCGCGTCCTCGTTGCTGACGTTGTTAAGCGCGCCAAGGTCGCCAGCCGCAGTGACCAGGCGTTGCGACAATGCGGCTGCGGCGTCCGTGCCGACGCCCATCGAGACGAACAGGTTCCCGAAACTGCCGGACGCCTCAAGCGCCTGCTGCTTGGACATGCCGAGCGCCTCGGCTGCGCCAGCCGCGAACTCCTGCACACCGGCCGCCGCGTCGCCAAAAATGACGACGGACTTGCCCATGCTTTCGTTCAGGTCCGATGCCGCCTTGACAGGCGCACCGAACACGCTGACGATGCCGGAGAAGATGGCCTTGACGCCCTCGGCCGCGAGACCGATCTTGCCGAGTCCCTCGACCAGTCCGCCAAACCCGGCACCCGTCGCCTTCGTGGCGGTGTTGACCTGGCCGAGGCTATTGTGCAACGAGTCGAAGGTCGCGCTGAACGCGTCCTTGGCTTCGATGCGGATGTCGAGGTTCGCCGATGCCATTGGTGGCTACTCCGCCAGTTTCGCCGCAAGGTTCAGCAGTTCGAACGCGACGAACACCTCGCGCGCGTTGGCGTCACGGGCGCTCTCAAGCGTGTATGCCGGAAACGCCTTGCACAATTGCGCGCGGTAGTAGAGGTTCACAAGCGCCGGGTCCACCGTGTTCGGCATTTCGCTCAGCCACTTGACGAACTCGTTGATGTCAACTTTTCCTGATGCGTATGCAACTGGCCACCCCGCTGCAAACCTCGGCAAACTCGGCCGGTGTCAGTCGTCTCAACCCGGCCCGGTCGATGCCGTGTTCGAGGTCGCCACCGACGAGTGTCGCGGCAACCGCGTCCAGCATCACCGTTGCCGCTGATGCCTGGATGTCTTCCAGCAGCCCCATCGTGAGCGCGCTTGGGTCGACAAGGATGGACGACCCCTTCAGGTCGCCATCCAACTCGACATTGATCGGATCGGGTTTGCGTTTCGCGAGTGTTGCCATGTCGTCTCCCCTGACGGCGTGGTGATTGTGGCTACGAGAACGTGATCGCGCCGTTGATCTTGTGCGTGGCGGTGCACTTGATCATGTCGCCTACCGCAATCGGCATGGACAGTTTGGTGACGATGGTCTCCATCGAGACCGTCCGGGTGCCATCGGTGAAATCCAGCGTGTTGCTGATGCCGAGACGTCCGGTGTATACCGCCCAGATGCCGGTGGTCGACGTGTTGTTGTACATGAACGTGTGCGACACATCGTCGCCGCCCTTGAGACCGCTGGTGAACTCGCGGAACGAGTCCCCGATGGTGGTCGTGTCGTGCGTCTCGGCCGACGCGCTGAAGTCGAGGCTGATCGTCTCGGCCTTGAAGTCGGCTGCCGTGCCACTTGCGTTGTCGATGTTGATCGACGTGATGTCCTTGCCGTGAACCCGTGCCATCGCTGTGCTCCTTTAATACCGCGCCGCACCGACGACGCACGTCAACCCTGACGACGCCACCGGAGTGATCACCGACCGCAGGTACCGATTCACGGTGCCCGTCGCCGTCTTCGTTTGCGCCGTCGCCGCCGTCGCCGCCGTGAACGTGTGGAAATCCACCCACGTTGAATTGTCGGATGAGTGCTGGACCTTGACGGTCCCGCCCGTGCCGGTCACCGCGGTCACATGCAGGTTTGCCCGCATGCCGTTTGCCGTGGATACCGCATTGTCGACGGACGTGCCGTTCGTCGCACTGGTCACGGTCGCCAACGGTGCCAGCAGCACGCCGTTGAGTCCGAGCGACCCGTTGCCTTGGATGGTCGCCGTCATCTTGATCATGTCGCCGACCGATATCGGCTCGGTGACCTTGTTGAGCACGGCGTCACCGCCAAGCCATCCACGGTCACCCGCCAGGTCCGCGTCACCGTCGTACACACTCAGCACCTGCGTGTCGGCGGTGTTGAGTCCGAACAGCGCGTCGAGTTGACGACTGATCGTCGTCAATCCGGGCGTCGCCTCCGTCTGGTAAAGCGCCGAGAAGGACGCCTCCCACGATGATTGCCCGGGTGCGAACTCGCGGAAGTTGGCGCTGGCGAAGTTCGTGACGTCGTGCGTCTCGATCGTGCCGGACATGTCGATCGACACGAGGTCACCGCTGATGTCGCGCTTGCCGAAATAGACCCGGACGTCTGATCCGTGCATCCTAGCCAAGGGTCACCTCCTCCACCGGCGACGACGTCGCAGGTTCCGGTTCAGGGTCGGGCACCGGGTCGGGCACTCCCGTGCCTCCCTCGACGACGTGTCCCTGATCGGCAAGCCACGGTGCGGCGCGCACCAATCGGTCAGGCACCGGCTCCCCGGCCTCGATCCGGCGCGCCTTGCCAGCGTCGTCCCAGTCGATCCCGGCGGTTGCAGTCCAATTCGTCATAGTGCCCATACCTCTAGCGAAAAGCGCACCCCGAAATATTCTACGCCACCGTACGCCAAAGTGCCGTAATCCCTCCAGCCGGTCAACCGGCACGTCGATGCCGTGGACCCCAGGGTGACGTCGCCTTGCAACGCCGCACGCACGCTGGACGCGCCGGAGCGGTCGAGGTACGCGTCAATCGACGACTGCGCAACGTCCCACGGTGTGCCCGCGCTGGTCGCGAGTAGCAGGATCTCGTACCGCTGGATGTCTCCGCCGTTGGCAATGGTCAAGTCGTAATCGGTCTCGGTCGGACGGACGATGGCGCATGGCACCGCCGGGTTGGTCGGCACATGCGTATACGCCGCCAGACCCGTGATGGTTGCCAGCCGCGTCGCGATTGCCGCGCGGATCGTGGTGACGCTCATCCGCCTTGCGCCCACAACTGCGAGATCTCGACCGCCGCACGGCTGAAGAACCCTTGGATCGCTGACAAACTATTCGCAAAGCCGGTCGCGAGGAACGGCCTGCGCTGGTGCACCTGCCGTGCATAGACGACATTGGTGCCGACGGTGACGTAGAGCGGGATGCGCCGTGCGTCCAGTTCGGACGCGTTGAACTCCTCGGCTGATCCGCCATTGCGGCCCTTGCGCCCGCGGAATCCGTACGGTGATCCGAGCGATGCGCGCAACCGCCCGGTATCGACCGGCGTCAGTTGCTTCGCTTCTTTGACGATCCTGAATTGCGACCGCATGAGCGCGTCGGTCAGTGGCTGGCGGAAGATCGCGTTCGTGTCGGACGCGCGCACCAGGCGCTCGACCCCGCGGATGGTCACCTCGAACGGCGTTACCATGACGCGGTCACCACAGCGTCGTACCGGCGGTACGGCATGATCAGCATCCGGTAGTCGGGGTCAATGCTCGCGACCTTGAGTCCGTCGAAGTCCGCGGTTCCGATCGCGCCGAGCGGCACCTTGTTGCGTTCGAACAGGCGCGCCGCCATGCGGATGCACGCCTCATTGATCGCGTCAGGGTACGACCCTGTCGAGTTGTACCCGAATGATCCGGTGACCAGTGCACCCCGTCGGCGCGTCGGGAACTGGTATTGCCCGGTGTCGTTGACCACGATCCTCGTGTACGGCGGACCGTCGGCCGGTTCAAGGTCGTAATCGGTTGCCGACCACGTGAACCCGTACACACGCGTGCCCGATCCGGACGACGAAACGGTCTGGATCGTCGTGACTGACAGGACATCGTCCGGCACGAACAGGGTCAGCGCGTTGTCGGGTGTGTAGTATTTTGTCGCCGAGACGCTGTAGAAGATGCGTCCGGTGTCCTCGTCGATGACGCGCGACGCTGCCGTGATGGCGGCTGCTATGACCGTATCGTGCGTGGTTGTCGCGCTCGCAATTGACGCACGCGCCTTGACCTGCGCCAGGGTGCAGTAATCGAATGTCGCGGTCGCCGCCGAGGTGGCTAGGAATGTTGGCATGTCGTCATGTCACCGTGATCGCCGTCGGGTTGCTGAAGTTCCAGCCACCCAGTTGCCTCCACAGATAGTACGCGCCAGGGTCGATGGTGAACGTCGCCACGCCAGCCGCGCTCGTGTACAGCGTACCGGCAACGACGGTTGCGCCCGCGCTGTCGGTGCTTATCCACACCGCGCACCCCTCGATGGCGGTCAGTCCGTCGGGTTGCCTGATCGTCACGACGTAGGTCGATGATCCGCTTCCCGTCGCCGGTGCGTACGCCGATGATGCCAGTCGCGTGCTTGTCGCCACGTCGGTTCGTCCGAGGATTGTCGTGACGTCCGCTTGCAAACTGGTGACGCTGGACGGCGCGGTGTACGACGCGGTTGGCAACCGTGACGCGATCGACGCGTCGAGGTACTCGGTGCCCGCTTTCGACACGACCCATATTGCCGGGATGTGTTGCTGATCCGGCGTGGAACTCGTCGTCTTGAAGATGGCGACGTACTCGCCCTCCACGGTCACTGATGCCGATGCGAGTTGGTACAGGTACAGACCGCCACCGACTGCGGTCGCGCTGCCCGCCGTCACGACTTGCGTCGGTGAGGCTGACGTGTTGACGCGCCACACATCGACCGTCACGGTGAGACCCGTGACGCCTTGCTTGCTGGCGACGTAAAAGGCGTAGAACGTCAGCGCGACGCCGGTCTGTTCAAGTGGCATGTCAGCCGGTTCCTCCAGGCAACGTCACCCCGGTCGCCCGCGCCAGTGCGTTCCGGGCCGCCTCGGGCAATGTGGACTGTCCCGCGATCCACGTTGCAAGCGCGGTCCGCTCGGCCAGTTCCAAGGCCTCCTGCTGTTCCTTGGCCTGCCTCTCCGCCTCGGCTCGGGACATGTCCGCATTCCGTTGCACCTGCTCCTCCGCCGTCAACGGTCTCGCGGTCTCCACGCCGGTTTCGCAGTTGATCTCGATGGCGATGGGTGGTTCAGTATCCACGCTATGACCCCACCAAAGTTGCGCTGGTTCCGCTTACAAAGTTGCCACCTGACTCCACGGTCAAGGTTATGCTGGTGATCGCCGCAGTGTTCCGCCATTGACCATGTGATGTCATTCCCGAGTGCGAGTATGTTGACCCGCTATTATTGGATGATCCCCCAATAGAAAAACAACTCTTGTAGAATATAGTTTGTGTATAGTCTTGTATAAACATTATGCCTATGCCAGTTGCTGCTGACCAAAACGTACTCGCTCCGGTAATAAACCCTGCGTGTAGATCTGTGCGGTTTGCCCCGTATCCGTTGTCGTATATTGCGCTGGTATCTCCGTTAAACCGCACCATCACGCCTGTCAATGTCGTGGCCGCCGCTGCGCGTCCTTGGACGACTACTTGCAACGTTTTATATGTTTGCGGAATAGAACTGAAAGTAATACTCGCCGCCGCACTACTCAACGTGGTTGACGCCAGCAGCACCCCCAAGCTCGCCGTTGAATGGACGTGATCTGAACGGGCAAGGGTTGTCGCGCTGCCTGATGCAGCCGTTGCACCGCCTGTCACCGCGCCCGGTGTCCCGAACGCCTCGCGGCTGTGCCGATGATCGGACAGCGCGACGGTGGTTGCAGTCCCAGTCGCCGCCGTGTCGCCAACCGCGGATGCCCCAGCAGTCGCTGATCCAGGCATGGCATGGACATGATCAGCCAACGCCGGACTGGCACTGGTGCCCGTTGCCTGCGTGCTGGACACGGTCAATGCGGATGGCGCAGCACCGGCGGGAAACGCGTGCTTGTGATCCTCCCGCGCCACGCCGGTTGACGTGCCAGCCGCAGCCGTCCCGCCGATTGTCGAGGCGGTGATAGTGGTGCCGAACGCCTCGCGACTGTGGCGATGGTCTGACCGCGCCACCGTTGTCGCACTGCCTGCTGACGCCGTGTCCGCAACTGCGGATGCGCCAGGCGTGGCGAACGCCTCGCGTCCGTGCGTGTGGTCTGACCGCGCTACCGTGGTCGCCGTGCCAGCGGCTGCGCTGTCACCCACCGCTGACGATCCGGGAGTGGCAAACGCCGGTGCGTTCACCGTGACGGCACCTGTTGCGCCGGAGACCGACACGTTCGTCCCGGCGACGATGGATGTGACGCCGGTGTTGCTCACACTCAGCGTGGTTGTGCCACTGATCCCGATGCCAGTGCCAGCCGCAAGGCTCGCCGAAACGGTCGGCGTCGTGGTTCCCGAGACGGTGATGCCGTTTCCGGCGGTCAGCGATTGCACGCCGGTTGCACTGACCGTGAGCGCCGTGGTGCCGGACACGCTGATGCCGGTGCCTGCGCTGACGCTATTGACGCCGGTGGCCGAAACGGTCAGGGTCGTGGTGCCTGCAATCGACACGCCGGTGCCAGCCGCAATCGAGGCTGCAATCGTCGGCGTCGTCGTGCCGGTGACCGTGATGCCGTTACCGGCGGTCACGGATGTCACACCGGCTGCGCCACCGCCACTTGTGCCGAGCGGTCCGGACATCGTTATTCGCTCGCCGAACCGACGACGGTGATGCTGCCGGACGTATACGCCGTGATGTTGGCGCGGATCGCCGTCAAGCCGGAGGCATCGTCAGCGATGTACACACCAGCCGTCGTCTGCGTGGTCGAGTGCGTGCGCGCTGCGGTTGACAGGTCGGACAGCGCGTACGTCACGTAGTTCGTGCCGTCAACCGTCGCCTGGAATGTGATCGTTCCCACGAACGTCCCGCTGACTTGGAACATGGCCCGGTTGTACCCGGCCATCAGGATCGACGTCCCCGCGCCAGTCGCTACCGCTGCGGTCTGCATTGCCGTCACGCCGGATTGACGCGCCATCGTAAACCTCCAGAATTGCACGGTGCATGGGCGCATGCCGGAGACCGGCACGCACCTGCACCCGTCGTGTTAGATGCCTTCGAGGTACGCCAGCACCCATACCGTTACCACGATGTCGGCGGTGATCGGCGTCCACGATGCCGTGGTGAGTTTGACGCCGACGTACGATCCGGCAACGCCGCGGTCGCTCTCGCGAGGCTGCTTGGCATACGCGGCGGTCGTGTCAGTCGCGTTCAGCGCAGCCTGCAATCCGGTGACGGTGCCATCAATCGTGGCATCGGCGGTCAGCGTCCCGGCCGTGCGTGCGGTGCTTGCGCGGATGGAGACCCCGACGATCTCGAAGTCGAATGGCAGGGTGTATCCCGGTACCGCGAGCACGTCGTCAGTGGTCGCAGCAGCGTCGCGCACTTCCACGATGTTCATGGCGACAGCCGTCTGGCTGTCAGCCACATCGGCTTGCCCGAAGTGCAATGCGATCAACTGGCCCTTGGAAATGATGCGTTCAATGGCGGTCATGTGTGCGTTCCTTCAGGCAAGCGTGACGGTCGGTCGCCCAACCGTCACCTGCCCATCGGCTGGTGTCGCGTGTTAGGCGACGGTGATGTTGTACAGGACGTCGGCGCACTCGATGCCCGATACAGCGCCCGTACCGGAGTACCGGCCGAGACCCGCACGGACGTAGAGCGCGATTACGAACTGATCGGTTTTGATGTCGCGGAAGGTCTCGACGCGGATGCGCCGACGGAACCCGAGACGGAACCCGTTGCGGTTGAATGCGGCAACCTGGCCCTTGACGTTGTTGGCGCTGGTCGTTGACACCTTGCCGTCCGCCTCAGTCTTCGACATCGCCATCGAGGTGATCAATGGCGACTGGCCGATGCGTCCCAACTGTCCGGTCAGGACGGTTGCCGATGGTCCGAATTTGTCAACCGAGATGACCTCATCAAGGCTCGCGCACGCGTCGGCGGTGGATGGGTCAGCGACGTAGATCAAGTCGGCAGGGTTGGTCGGATGACCCCAATCCTGAAGGAGCGCATCCGAGCGCATGCGCGCCTGCTGGGCCTTGAGAAGACCCCATGTGACCGCGCCAGCCGCGTCCTTCTTGTTCCCGGTGTTGTCAACCAATCCCGCCTTGCGGATGCCGTTGAACGCTAGGTAATGCTTGGTGTCCGCCGGATCGGCGTCGTCCAGGTTGATGTTTCCCGTCGCGGTGTTGGTCGTGTCACCGTTGAGGATCAGGCTATCCATGTAGTGCGCAGTGGCGCGTGCCAACTGTGCCCGCAGAAACGGCACGAACGGGATGATGCTGTCCTCGTCGAGTTCGCCAGACCAATACTGGTTGAAGCCGAGTTTGGACGCGGTGATCGACACGCGGTTGCTACCCGTCTTCGTCGACGTGTTCGCACTTGCGTTGTAGGTCGTCGCCTCGGAGAACAGGAGCATCTCCGGAAGGTCCGCCTCGACCGGCACATACACCGTCGGGTCGGTCATCTCGAATTGCGGGATCAGCGCCATGATGCGGCTCTCGGCCTGCGCCGACATCCACAGGTCACGGACGTATTGCGCCCCAATCAACTGGCTACCGAAGCCGCTCTCGGCCGAGTCCATTGCCTTGCGGTATGCGCTGGTCGCCCACCACATGCCCTTGGCCGCGAGTTCGCGATCAGCGCCTGCGAAGGAACTTACCGGCACGCGCGGGAACAGGTTGTCGATGGCGCGCTGGTCAATTGCCTTGACCTCGGCCTCCGGCAGGTAGTACGCCTCGGAGATTGCCTTGAACGCGTTTTCAAGGTCCGGCGATGGTCCGCGTCCACGACCGCTGCGCTGTTCGGCGACGGCGATGTCGTAGAGGAACTCGACGTCACTGATGTTGAGGTTATGCCGGGCGAACTTGGAACCAACCAGTTTCTGGTCGGTGCCGAAGCGGATCTTCCGCACGAACTCGCTGTTCGGATTGGCGACCTCCGCGTCGATGATCTGCTTGGCGATCTGTGCGGCGCGTGCCTCGAAGGCTGCGTCGCTGGTCACGTGCTCGGGAAGCCCTTTCAGGCGTGCCTGCACGTCGCTGAGGATAATGCCGATCTCGTCGGTGTTCACTTGCGTGTCTCCAGGAATGCCCGCAATGCCTGCGGGTCGAATGCGCGGAACGGGTCCGCGGATTGGTACATGACGGGTTCATCCGTCGGTGGTCGATCCGTGACGACAGGTTCAGGCGTCTCGTCAAGTGCCTCGACGACGCGCATGAGCAGGTCGTGCGCCTGCCGGATCAGTGCCTCGGTCTCGGGACTGATCGGTCCCGCGGCCTTCGCGTGGGTTGGTTCGCCTTCCCAGAACATGCCGTTGCGTTCGGTGGTGCCAAGTTTGGCGACCGTGTCGGCGTTCATGAACTCGGGTGGCTCCTTGCCAAGCACCTTGTACACACGCTCAAGACCGTTGTAGGCGCGACGTCGCGTCGCGTCATCGGCCGTGGATGTCAGCACCGCGAGCATCGCGCTCGCGACCGACGGCCACACGTCCCGCACAAAGCCGGTGCTTGCCACAACGATATCACGGTCTGGCGGTGACGCGTCAGCGCCCTTGCCGGACTGACCGCGCGCCCACGCTGCGGCACGTTCGCTCTCGGTGCGGCTGCCACCGCCCCAGAGCGCATGCGCGACCACGCCTGGTGACGGGTAGTCGGGATGTCCGCGGTCCGCGGATGGCGCGTCAAGGTCACCCATGTGCCGGGCAAACCACGCGCCCATGCGGGCCGCCTTGTCGTCCGACACGTTGCCTCCGGCCATCGACCGCGCTTCCGCCAGCGTCTTGTCCGTGACCCCGTCGCCGGACAGTCCGTCCGCGTGCCACTCAAGACCCTGACGCGCGTTCTGGCGCAACCAGCCGGGTGCCTCGATCTTGGTGACTGACATGGCGGTACCGGATGTCGTCACCGGCGGGTCAACGGACCTGACGCGAATCGCGTCGGCATTCGCCGGAATTGGCACGACCGAGATCTCGAGGAGTTCCTTCCTGACATGCCGGACGGCCGTGGCCGGGTCCGGCGCAACGGTCACGAGCGCCTTGATGGTGTCGTCATCGAACGCGCGTGATGCGCGCAGCGATGCCATGTCCGGGTACTCGATTGCGAGCGGCCGGAACCCGACACTGACCGCGCGCAGGTCTCCGCCTTCGACCAGCGACCGCGCAAGCGCGCCGTACTCACTGTCGTTGAAGCGGATGTCCGCCAGCCAGCCCGCGTCGCTGCGACTGATCGCCACGCACCGGCCGACGATGGCCTCGATGCTCATGTATTGATGACTGTCAAGCACGACAGGATTGGTCAGATACTGGGTAAAGTCCCACCCTTCAAGCGTCACGACCTCGCCCTGACGGTCCAGCCGGTCGTTCGTGAACAGGAACGTGTAAATGGGCACGCCGTCCGCGCCGACCTGCTTGGCCTGGTACGTTGCGTCGGTGTAGGTTTTGTCGTTCATCGCGTCCTCAGTCGGTTTCGAAAGTCAGGGTGCACCGGCAGTTGACCACTTCTTTCGCCGATGGCAGGTCGTGCGGTGCCATGCCGGTCACGTTGCCGACGTGGAACGGCTGATCGAGTGGAATGTTGCGGTTGCGAGGATCGCGATGCGCCGCGACATGACTCTCGCGCGTCCGGCTGTCAAGCGCTGCTAGCCAATTCTTGCCCGTGACGACGCCGGATTGGTGCGCGCCTTCAAGTGCACCGGAGTTGTACGCGCCAACGACCTCGGTGCGCGCGATGGCGATGGTTCGCCATGTGGCTGCGTCCGTGAAGATGGTGGCGACCCGCGCCGATAGTTCGGGAATGCCCTCGCCTGCGTTGATCCCGGCGACAAGCGTCTGTTGCAGCGCCGCGTACGTCGTGTCGTTGACGGACCTGGCGAACCGTTGCGCCCGGCCCTCGATCATCGCCACCGCTTGCGGCGAGTTCAGGTCGAACCGCGCGAGGATGCCGAGGTCGGTCAGGGTCGCATCGCCCGCGTCACCGACCGTTGCGGTGATCAGCGGCTGGCCGAGCGCGCGCAGTCGCCGGTTCCATTCCGCGAGGCTGATCGGCTCCTCGGCTGCGTCGCCGGGTGCCTTTGCCGCCTTGGACCGCAGGCGCGACAGCGCACTCGCCTGCTGACGCCGGAAGTAGTCGCGCATCATGCGCTCGAACGCCGGTTCGTGCTTGTCGGTCTCGGTAGTGAACGCCTTCCATGTAGCCATGTGGCCTGCGCTGTCGTATTCGTGATAGGCCTTGCCGGACGCGGTGACGACCGGTGACGGAAGCGCTAGCACCGGCCACGCGATGGATTGCAGCGCCTTGACGGGTGCCGGTGTCGTCGATACCTCGGTCGATGGCAACGCCGTCGGTGCCGGTGCCTTGGCGAGACCCGCCATCGTCTCCTCGGTAACGGGACTAAAGATCGTCGTGTTCAGCCACGCCGCGTCGCCCCATGCGTAGCCGGTCTTGCCCGGTGGCAGGAACCGTGGTGCCAGTTCCTGAAGTGCGCGGTTGAGTGGCACGCCGACGCCGACCAACTTGACGACCTGATCGATGACTTCGGCGCGGTCCTCCTGCAGGGTCTCGATGTCCGACGCGTCGAACTCGACTTCGTCGGCCTCGGTGCCGAACAACGGGACCAACTGTTCGGTGATCTCGTCGGCCAGGAACCGCGCCTCAGGCAGCAATGTGTCCGTCCACAACGCCTTCGCTGCCTGCTCGTAGTTGGAGTAGGTCGAATGCGTCTGGTCGCCGATCAGTTGCGGTGCGACGCCGTACACCGTGCACACCTCGCGGACCCCGTACGACATCAGGGACAGGAACTCGGCGTCTTTCGGCGTCAGGTTCATGGGCGTGAACGAGATCGGCTGCGTCAGGACCGCCGTGCGGTGCGCCTTGTCAGCGCCCTTGAACCGGCGTTCCAGCATCTGGCTGAGTTGTTCGGCCTGCTCGCGGGTCAGGCTCGACCCCTTGTCGGCGGGACCGATGACGCCCGACAGCATCATGCCGGAGTCGAAGATCTGGCGGTTGGACCGCATCGCGCCCGCAGCCGTGTCGATTGCCAGGCGCGCGGATGCGATCGGTGACAACCCGCTGAACTCGTCTGCCGGGTTGTCGTATTTCAGCCAGATCACGTCGGCAGGGTCGAACGCAATGGTCTTGCCCTGATCCTCGTAGAGGTACCCCTTGATGTACCGCACCGGGTCCGGCACGACCGTCATCTTCGACGGGTTCGCCCACCAGATCTCCCGTGGTGCGGATTGCGCCGAAGTGCGCCCCTCGACGCCGTTCTCCAAGACCCAGAACGCCTGACCGTAGGTGCAGAGGCTCATCTCGGTCATGCGGATCAACCGGCGGAATGTCCAATAGCCGTTGATCGAGCGCATCAGATCGTACAGGCGCCCTGATGTCACCTCGACGCGCTCGCCGTTCGTGGCGCGCTTGTAGATCTTGAGGTTCAGTTTCGCTAGGTTCTTCGCCCGGATGTTGGAACAAGCGAAGACGGCAGCGTTCGTCGCCGGGTAATCGCCGTAGGCGGCTGGCGCGTACCGCTCCTGATCGTGCCCGTAGGTCGTCTCGAAAGTGTCGACGGTTGCCGGACCCAGACGGAACGCCTTCGCGATGCGGTCGCGCCACCTCATACCATCACCCACTCGCCACCGCCGAGCATGAGATCGGTCAGCGCCCACACCAGCGCGTCCAGCCGGTCAGGGGATTTCGCAGCGTCCGCGGTGTACGTCGCCATTTGGTCCTCAAGGTCAGGGTACACGCCGACGTGATGCACGCGCCCCTGTTCGTACAACGCCGCCACCGGCTCGGCCCGTGCCAGCTTGCCCCGGCTGGCCCTGACACTACGATACGCGATATTCGCGTCGACCGTGCGCATGACCGTCTCGACAAGGTCGCCACCGTTGTTCGCCTCGGCGACAAGCCGGTCGGCGCCGAGGTCACGATACCGGCGCACCGCCTCCCGCGCCCACGCATCAGGTGACGCGCGCAGCGTGTAATCCCCGATGACGTACGCGTGCCCGTCCTCGCCGAGACCGCAGGCGACGATCCCCGTCATGTCCGCATCCTCGCCGGACGTGACGGCCGGGTCGACGGCGACGACGACGCGCCGGAACGTTGGCGCGTGACGCACGCGGTGATCGTCGATCATCGCCCGCGTCCACAGCGCGCCTGGTGTGTCCTCAAGGAGTTCGGCGTACAGTTCCTGGCGTCCGAGTCTGGTGCCCTCGTATTGCCGTCGGATCTGCGCAAGGAACGCCGCCGGCAGGTTGGACGCATTGTCGAACGTGGACCCGGTGGTGACAACGGTGCCGGGTGCGGCGATCAGGTCACGCAGGATGCGCGTCGGCTTCGGCGTCGTCGTCACGACGGCACGCGGGTCGGTGCCGAGACGCAGTCCGAGTTGCAGCATGTCCCATGCTTCCGGGTAGCGCCACGCCGCAAGTTCGTCACACCATGCGGCGTCGTGTTGCGGACCGCGCAACCGATCCGGCTCGTCGGCCGAGTACGTCGTCGCCATCGCGCCGTTCGGCCACCGCAGGCGACGCTTCGACGGCTCGTACTCGGGTCGGTTGCCAGGCGGTGCAACGGCAAGGATGCCGGACTCGCCCTCGACCATGACGTCGCGCGCATCCGCTGCGGTTGCGCCGACGATGGCGACGCGCTGGCGTCCGTGCTGTTCAACCTGCGCGCGGACCCACTCCGCGCCCGTGCGCGTCTTGCCGAAGCCTCGGCCCGCGAGCACCAGCCACGTCCGCCAATCGGTGACGGGTGGCTGCTGGTTCGGACGTCCGACGATGCGCCACTCCCGGCGCATTGCGCCGAGGTCCGCGTCAGTCCGCGTCGCCTGTTGCAACACCTGGCGTTGCAGGTGGCGCGGCAAGCGTGCCAGCCTCTGCAACGGCGAGAGCGTCGAGGAATCGGTCAACGTCAAGACGGATTGGCCCTCCACCGGGTCCGCTTAGTTCGACCTCGGTCTTGTCGGTGTAGCCACGTTTGCGGCCCATCTTGCCGAGAAACCAGCGCACTTGCTCGGGATGTCCATCCGCGATCAGTTTGGCGTTGGCGCGTTCGGCCACGTCAAGCACGCGCTCGCGTTCATCGTCGATGATCTGCTGGAGCGCCGGGTACCGCGCAATGTATCGCCTGACTGTTGTGGCGTAACAGCCGAGGTGCACTGCGGTGTCGCTGACGAAGCCACCATGCGCACGCAAGGCATCCGCGATCTGCGTCATGGTGTATCGCTGTTCAGCCATCATGCCTCACGTGGATCAATGCAAAAGTGCAACTGATCACGTCAACGGTACCACGCTGACCTCGACGCGTGGTGCGCGCTTGTCCTCGTACCGTTGCGCATGGATCTCCGTGACCTGATCGTCATCCCGGTACGCGATCCCGTTCATCGCGTCGATCGTCGCCTTCAGGATATTGTCCAGATCTCCCCGTCGGCGTGGCCGGTGCACATCAAGGAACACCGCCACGGGTCCGAGGATCGGCGTGACGCCTTGCACCATCGCGATCATCCGGACCGCGTGACGGAATGCAAGCGCCTCCGGCGTCAGCGCCAGATGACCCCGCGCGCGTCTGTACATGTGATTGACGGTCGGTGGGTATGGCAACACGAGCGTGATCATGCGCGTGCCATCGCGTCGGGCATCGTGCGCCGGACGACGACGCTGGCGAGCACGGCGACTTCATCCACGCCGATCCTCGACAGGTCCGGAATCGCCTGGTGCGACACGAGGATGTCAATGTACGCGCACGCTGCGGCCTGCTCCTCATCGGTCGGAGTGCGTGCGCACAGTTTCACGGATGCCTCCCACACGTCAATCGCCAGCGCGGTGCGGTGCACGTACGTCACAGCGCCACCTCCCAGGTGGACCGCGGGCACACGAACCGGATTGTCCGCGGTACGCCGCCCGTGACGCTGTCGCCCGGTTCGAACGCCCACGCGACAAGGACAAACGATCGCCAATGGTTCGCGTTGCCGAGCGCCTCATCCTCGGCGTCGGCCTGGCGGATGGCATCCCACAACTCCTCGGGCGACCCGAGGTCGGGGCGTGGCGGGTAGATGATCCGCAGTTCTTCCAGCACGTCTTCCGTATTCACCTGCATCGTGACGCCGCACGACTGCGCCCTGATCCACACAACCAAGCGTGCCGGCAGACCGAACCCGTCAATCAATGGCATAGGTCGTAGCCCCTTTGTGACGCGACGGCCTCGAACGTCCGCCGGCCACGGAACAGCGCGTGGCGAACGCCCCGGCCGGTCTTGCCCTGGCGCTGCGCCGACTCGACGCTGTTGAGTCCTACCAGCATCGTCCGGACACATCGCGCCTGGTACGCCGTCATCATGCCGAGCGCCTCGTTGACCATTGACGCGACCTCGTTGCCGACCGCGCGTGCATGCGGGTCGGTGGCCGGTGACGCCTCGAAGTGCGGGTCCGTACGGACCGCGTCGCCGGACCGGTTGACGGTTCCGTGGTCCAGCATCCCGTCCGGTGCCAGGCTGACGTGACGCCGGTACGATGCACGGTTCGCCAAGTCGAGGACCGTATTGCGCGTGATCATGTGGACCCACGCGCGCAGCCCGTCATGGCGTCCCCGTCCGGGTCGGCGCTCGGCGTCCGGCAAGTTCGCCCACACCTTCGTCCACACGGTTTGGATGCAATCCTCGGCGGACAGCGCGTCAAGCGTGCGCCCCTTCATCAGGCGGTGCACGTGTCCCGTGACCTCGCCACCGAGATCGCTGTACAGCGCGTCAAACGTCTCGCGTACATCGTCGATCAGCACCGGCGGTACGCCCCGCAAGTGCACTCGCGTGATCCCGTCACCCGTCGCTCCCGTTCCGTGATCCACAGTCCGCGTAGCCGATCTGCATCGAACAGCGCCCACAGTGCGATAGCCAGGAGCAGTACCAGCATCGCCATTTCCAACCCGACCGCCAGCCAGTATCCCGTCATGGTACATCCCCCGTTCCACCCTCTTAAACGGACGTATTGTCAAGTGGTTGCGGCCAATCGCCCGCGATCATCTTTGGACAGATGACGGCGCTTTTGGACAGATGAAAACACATCTGCCGTCACATCTGCCGTCACCTTTTTTTGACTTTCTTCCCTGTCAACTTGTATGTTTTACATATCTGACGGCAGATTGGACAGATAAATACAGAAAAGTAACCATTCGCGCCCGCACCCGCACACGCGCACACGCGCACACAAAGGGGACTTTGCCGAACATCTGTCCATCTGTCCATCTGTCCAAAAAGGCACGCGCACCGGACATCACTGAGGTGTCAATCCGATGCCGTCCCATCCACGCCGTCCGCGCCGGTCCTTGGCGCTTCGGAACCCGCGCTCGGACAGGATGCGCCCAAGCGTTATCACCGATAGAAGCCGTTCTTCCGACTCTTTCGCCCATGCATCGTATGCACGGTGCAGATCCTTTGCGGTCGTCATCTGACCTTCCAAAAGCACGCACCGATCCTCCAAAAACAGGCCAAACCAGTCGCTGGAATCGCGATATTCCTCGGTCGCTTTTTGGACAGATGGTGGCGGGTCGAGTCCCCGTTCGTACCACGACCCGGTGCCGAGCACCGCCCACGTGAAGATGCCCGGGCGTTCGGCATGCAGCCGGTCCGGCAGGGTGCGATCCAGATCGGCGTCCGAGATCCGCGTCTCCCACGGCACCTGGTGGATGCGGTCCCAGATCGCCTCGCCACCGGACCGTATGACCGGCCGGTGATTGGTCGTGAGCAGGATCGTGTGCGTTGGATTGAACTCGAACGGTTCGCCGTACAGTTTCCGCGCGGACAGGCGGTCGTTGCCGGTCAGCCACTTGACGCGTGCCTCGTCAAGTTTGCCGCCTTCGGATGTTTCGTCCATCACCACCAGGCGCTTGCCCTGCAAGGCTGCGAGTTCCGGCGATGCTGCGCCCGCATCCGTGCCCCGCCGTTGCATGATCAAGTCCGTGGACGACTGGTGCGAGTGGTCGCCGTACGTCTGTTTCAGCGCCTCCACGAAGGTGGACTTGCCATTCCGCCCAGTCCCCCAGAAGATCGCGATGGCACGCTCACGGACGTGGCCGGTCAGCGCGTACCCCGCGAACCGTTGCAGGTACCTGCGCACCTCCGGGTCCGCCTGCCATGTGGCAAGCGCCTGCATGAAGACCGGGCATTCGGCATTCAGGTCGAAGTGCGCGAGTTCCCCGTCCCATTTGATAACCGTCGTGATCATGTCCTCGCGCCGGTGCGGCGTGACCTCGGCGGTGCGAAGGTCAAGCGTGCCATCACGCACCACGAGCGTGTCGCGCCCTTGGTTCAGGATGTCCGACCGGATGCTGATGCCCGGAAGCGCCTTTGCCAGTTCCACGGCTGCCACCATCCGTTGGAGCGCCTCCGAGCGAACCGCAAACTTGACGACTGCCTCGTCCTCGCCCTCCAAAACGATGTCACGCACCACATCGAAGACCAGTCGCATGACCGCACCGTCGGCGTCACGCTCCCAATAAAGATTGTTCCAACGTATCCAGACCTTCCAATCGGTCACCCACCGGATGTTGTCGCCATGCGCCCGCACCAACCGCTCGGCATTCCCGAGGTCGGTGAACGGCAAGCGGTCGCCGATGCTGTCCCCGGCCCGTGTCGCAGTCGCCACCGCAGTCCTTGCGGATCGCCGCTGACCAATCGTGGTTGACGTCCCGGCAATGGCGCGGTCAATGGTCCCCTGGCCGTAGGTGCGTCCATCGGCGTGGTGGCGCTCGTCCCATTTGTCGCGCATGCGTCGGCTCGCACGGAACATCGCGTCCATCCGCAGCCGGTCGGCATTCGTCCAGAACGCCAGGTGGTTGCACAGCGCAAGGTCCGCGGATGAAGTGTCGCCACCATGCGCCCCGTCGTCGCCCTGCCACAGGCGCTCGATGGCCTCACCGTTGCGCGCTGCGAACATGTGACGCATCAGGTCCGGGTCCGTCATCGGTTCGGCGTCGAACGGCGCGACGTCATCGCTCGCAACCGTCGGCAACCGGCCCTGCGGCGATGGCGCATCAAACTCCCGCGCGTGTATGGCCGCGAGTTCCGCCGTCGCATCACGTATCGGAAGATCCCCAAACCGACTGTAGCCACGTCCGGTGAACGTGAAGTACCGCCCGGTCGCGTACATCTCGACGTTGCCGCGCTTGCGTCCACCTTCCGGCAGTGCCCCGAGGCACAGGATGTGAATGCCTGTCCCGGAGGGCGACCATTCGGCGTAACTGCCGAGTTCCTCGATGATCGCGTCAGCCTCGGGACTCATGACGCCGTCAGCGTCGATGACGTGATCCAGATCGACGCCGACCATGCCACCTTCAAGCGGGAACACGAATCCCATGCCCGCCAGTCCGGGTCGCCGGTCAATCGCCGTGCGGACCTCGGCATACGTTCTCCACGTCTTCATGTACGTGTCATTCGTCCCCGTGGAACCACCATCGCCAGTGCAATCCTCATGGCACCGCTTATGTGTGCCGCTCGCCGTACGCGGCTTTTTGGATATCTTCGGCGTACCGTCGACATTCAACTTGACGGTGCCATCGTCGTTCAGAACCTTGACGCGTTCCCACGCAATCCAGTTGCGCATCGTGCCAAGGTGCGCAATGTTGTCCGGCAACTCACGTGGCGGCAATGCACGTGCGTTCATGCCTCACCGCCGAACGGACGCACGAAGTTGCGCTTCATATCCTTGAACCACTTGTTATCCGGCACTTCAATTCCGTATGGCCTAAATCGTCCGGTTCCGGCTTCAAGACCATGCGTGTCAGATAGTTGTCCCCCTCTGCGATGCGTCTTGCATGCGGCAAGCCCTGCGTGAATGGCAGGAAATCTACCCAACCACAGGTAGCGGAATGTGCACGCCAGACCACACGTGTTCCCATCTCGAACGTCGACATACGACCGCACTTCAGGGTCGACACCGTCAATCATCGCCATGCCCTCTTCGTAGTAGCCATGCACAAGCGTGTAGCACCGTTGCGCGGGCATTGCCTTGTCAAGCAGAAGAACCGGATTCTCCGATGTCTCAAGCGCGGATGCGATGACCGTCGCCTCTTCGTCAGTGATCCCGCTTGGCTTGACCTCGACATGCCACCCGAGATCGGGCAACCACGCGTCGGGCTTGTACCACCGTCGAACATACCCGTCATGCTGGACGACCGGCTCGGAGAGCGTAATCGCGCGACCTGGCGCAACCGTCTGTCCAAGATCCGCAAGCAAACGCACCCAGCGCGCCTCGGCGGTGCTTTGCCATGTGACCCCCATCCACTCTTGTGGACGCGACAGACCACCGCCTTCGATCTCTTTGTAGGTTCGGAATGTCATCCGTGCCCTCCGTTCAATGACGATGGGCGGGAAAGATTCCCGCCCATCATTGGGTAGATCAGCATACCACCGCGGATCAGAACGGACTGTCGTCCAGATCCATTGCCTCGACGGCGCGTTCCCACTGTCCAGCCGCCGGACCGGCGACGACCTTGACTGGCAGGCGACCCTTGCCCCGCGCATGCGGATTGAACGGTTCCGGTGCGGTGCCAGGCAACGGCGTTGCGGTGCGTTGCACGGGTTCCGGTTCGACCTTTTCGACCTCAACCGGCAACAGCGTCGCATCCTCGGCTGGCGACCATCCGTCCTCGGACAGGCGCGTGAACACGCCGGTCCCGAGGATGTCCCTGTCCGGCAACAGCCGCGCGATGATGCCGTCGAGCGAGTCTTTCCGCGAGTCGATCCACCACTTCGCGTAGCCGGAGTGATCATAGTCCTCGTCCGAGAACTCGACGCCCATCATGAGGTCGCTGAACGCGACCCGAACGTCCTGGATGCCTGCCGCAAACTCGGCCTGCGTCAACCGACCCGCCTTGACGGCACCGGCACCGACCGCCGTGACGCTTTCCAGCCACGTCCGCATTTCGGATGCGCGGGACTGCCGGACGCTTTGCGCCCACGGAACCTGCTTGGGTCCACCATCGAGCGCGACGCGCTTTCCGGCATCGACCGACGCCTGATCGCTATCCACCATCTTCGCCGTGTAGCAATCCCGGCAGTCGCGGTCCTTTTGCGCCTGCACCCACCGGCTGTTGTCCGGGTTGGAACCGGCGAACACCTGGATGATCCCGGTGTGGCCGCACAGGTGCGTGATTGCGTAGTCGTGCTTTTCGGCATTGCCAGCCACGCGCTGGAACGCGGGCAAACTGGTCCGTTGTGGTCGCTGCATTGCCATCATGGGCTCCTTAGAACTCGCTGTCATTCGCAACCGTCGTCGCGCCATTGATGCCGGACGTCACCGCCCGTGGTTGCGCCGGACGCACCGTCGTGCGTGCCTCGCTGAACGTCACCTCCTCGTATCCCGCCAGCCCGTCACCGGACCCGTAATACCCCGCCATCGCAAGCGCCCTGCCGTACGCCGACGTCTCCGCGGTCTCGACCGGAGAGGATGCCTGCGCGCCACCGCCGGACCCGCGCGTGACCTCGGACGATCCCTCGAACACGCGCCCGTCGGTGAATTGCACCGTCACCACGACGATGTGAAACTCACCGAGGCTCGTGAACCGCGTCACCGTCGACGCGATCCCCATCGGCCGGATGTGTTCCCCGTGCGCCTGCTGCGCCCGGTGCGCCACCGTCGCGTACGGCTTGCCCCTGATCTGCATGATTCCGCCCATGTCCCCGTGCCTTCCGTTCCGTCCGCCTGATCAATAGCGCCGGGACCACCCCGAGCGCCTGTGCAATCCGTTCGACCGACTTCTTCCGCATCCGTGCCTCACGGTCTGGCCGACCCCGACGGTCACGACCACGCTCGGCGCGGAAGATCGTGGCATACGCCAGCCCGCTAGCGCGTGCCAACCCTTCCATCGACAGGCCCGCCAATAGGCGCACCTGACGCATGGTCTCACCGGAGATCTGGACATCATCGCCGTACCCGCGCCACGCCGGCGTCACGTTGTCCGGCATCACCAGTGCCCACGTGCCGTCAATGCAGCCGCGATGGCAGGGTGTGCCCGGAGAGCGTCGGTGATGACAAGGGAACGCGACCGGCCAGTGTCCCGTGCGATGGCGTCGAGCGTCTCGACGATGACAATGGGAAGCGTCGCGCAGACGCGCCTGGTGTGCCATGCATCCGTCGAGGGTCGACGGACGGCTAGCGTGCGGGATTCACTATCAAGCATCACGCTGGCACGCTCGAAGTCCGGCATCACGCGGTACCCCGCACGATCAGCGCAAGGAACTCGTGCCAAGCGCGGTCAAGGAACTCCACCTGTCGCTTGTCATCCAGCCCGTACACCGCCCACGTCAGATAGTGGCCGTCCGATTGACGTCCGATCATCGTGCGCCGGACCGCCTCCGGGATCAACCGTGTACGGACGCGCTCCAGTGCCGAATCCGTGTCCCTTTGGACACCGTTATCGTCACCGTCGATCAGGTATTCCCACGCCAGGCGTGCCAGCAGGTGATCGTGCGCCCACGCCTCCACGTCGAGCGGACTGCGAAACCGCAACCGCCCATCAGTCGTCACCGCGCCGGTCACGCTGACTTCGGTGACCACATCGTCCATCAGGTCGCCATTCATGCCATCGCCCCGAAGCCAGACCGCATGACGGCGCGGGCCTCATCCTCGTCGCATTCGATCACGCTGTCGCCGGAGGCATCATCCACAATCATCGTGAACACGTCCGGCCTGCGCTCGGGTCGCACGACAACCACCGGAACCGACGCCTGGAGGATGCCACCGCGGACCGGACGGCGATACCGCCCGTACGGTCCGATCATGTCCCACACGTCGGACCACACCGCCTGCCTCGTCGTGAGCACGCCGCGC